CATAATTACCGCTAAAAGCCGGCGTGTTGATATTAATCAATGATAGAGCCGAAGCTTGAGAAGCTTTTGAAGGACTAGATGCTTTGCCTTTAATGTCTTTTATAATATTTTCATCTTTTATAAAAGCTTCCCATGCATACTTTTTATTATTCTTTGTAAGGTCTGCTTCTCCAGTCACAGTGTACGGAACTGACCAAAGCATCGACGTACCAAGCCACCCATTTTTTGGGTCAAAACTATTGGTGTCTTCTGGTTTACATCTTATTTGCAAAAAACCTAAATGCTCAGAACCATTTGCCACACCTATACCTATTTTATTTTCACCTAAGTTTCCTTCTCTAGAAGCTAAGGCTGTAAACACAGCCGCTAAACCAAAGGAAAAATTCCCGACCAATGGATGAATCATCATTTCAAAAAATTCATCGTAAGTTAAAAAATCACCCGGATCAGATGAACCGTTATAAGGTTTAGCTACCTTAAATATTTTAGGGGAAAGACCATCTAAATTTTTGAGACCAGGGAGTACAGTAAACTTACTGCTAGTCACTGTTGCTTGTCTCCCAAAAGCACCACCACCTACTTGAAATGACGTTGAACTTTTGCGCATAGGGACGTTAAAATCTGTGGAAAAATATTTTGAATTACCAGAAGTTGTTGACCCCACTTCTGGACCAATACGTTCTCTAAACTCTCTTGGAAAAATATCTGTTGGAATTAGTGGATTAAATACACTTCCTGTAGTTAAAAGTTTAAAAATAAAATTTAAATTTTTTACAGTTATCGCCTTATCAATTGCATCCAATTGATAAGCCGGTCCTCGCAAACCAGAAAGATCAGCAAATACATCTAATTTTGTTCTTGTATCTTCTGCCCCAAAAAGTTCATGTCTTTTAAAGATTATCTCTGCAGCGAGGTCAATCGAAACTTGTAACGCTCGTTCAAAAGATCCAAGAAAATTATTAGATACTGAATTTGATGAATTTGATACATAAAAATTTGGAGTAGCTGAATCATTATTTTTATTAACAATAATTTGTTTTACCGGAAGATTAGCCAAAGCCGGCGTTGAGTTTACTTTTTTTGTTGCGCTAACTATGTTTGGATTAACTTTATTTAAAGTTGTTTTAATAGCTGGAGTTTTTTTGAGATTTTCTATTTTACCTGTAACCAATGGAGTAGCAAAAGCCACTATATAATATGTTATATGCCATTGATCATCAAACAATTCTTCTCTTGACCAGCCATAGTTCAACATATTATCGGCCATCCAATCAACAGCTTTTTTGTTTTTAAAAATATCTTGATGCAAATCTACAGATATACCCCAACCATGATTCGACATTCCCGGTGTCGCCATAGGTGGATCTCCAGCTTTAGAATATTCTCTTTTTTTATACCACCATTTTCCGCTGTCATTAGGGTATAAAGAATTGGGCCACCAATACTTTATATAATCATTACCAACAAAACTCCCACCATATACAGAAGAAGATCGGCTGACACCATCTTCAAGTACAGGGTTAGCTGCGACTGTTGGGAACTCATGGTTATTAATAAACAGTTTTCCGTTACGCCTCCACTTAGGTTTATCGTCAAAGTACTCTGGATATTTTCTATCCCATTTTCTTAACCATGGAGTTGGTGAATACTTTTGTTTAAAGTTTTTTACTGTGTTATTTAAATCTCTAAAAGCTGAAGTGACTCTTAGTTTATACTTTGTCGCAGCAAAAAGGTCGTCTGCCATTACTTTAAAAGATATTGCAGCTGTTCCGAGACAGTTTAAAACTTTCTCCAAGACCAAAGCTTTGAAGTGTTGGGCCAAAGTGAGCAGGTACTCCATTTTCATTAGGTACGTATAAACCAGAACTCTTGTCATAATGAGTCCACACTTGGAATGGGTCCATCTGTAGTTCTCTTAACGGCCAATCATTTTTTGTTTTTAAACTCATTGTGATTTATACACTCCCCTTGCACCATCTAAGCTAAAGCCTATAGGTGTTATGAATTTAGCTGAAGCTTTTCTTTCTTTAACATTTGTTTTTTCTGATTCAGGGCCAGAGTATCTCACATAATTCTTTGTGGCATCAATGTTTAGATAGTCTGATGGAACAAAAATTTTGCCTAAAGGATATGTTCTTCTTAAAGTTTTATTCCAAACCATTCCATACCACCAATTGCCATTTATTATAAATGTATTTGGATTTTCAAAAATTGCACCTTGAGCAGTGTTTAGAGTTGCAGAAGCTATTTGGAACCACGCTAAACCATTCCACATGTATATTTTATCTGTGTCAGTTTCATATATTGTTTCAGAAAAACCAGGTGCCACAGGCCTCTCAGTAGACAAACACTTATATGTAACATTATATTCTTGTGTTTGAGATTCTGACAAAGAAACTCTAAATTCAAAAGAATCACCATTTCTCCAAATTAATTTATTTCTTAAAGATAAACCAGGGCCACTATCTGTTACTTTGTTTTCACATGTCTGTTGTCTGTATCTATCAACGGCTAATTCTAAGATAGATTTCATTCCACCATACATAGAAAAAAAACACACAGCAGGCGACTCTATATCTCCAACACATTTAGGAGCGTCTCTTTCTAATCCTATTCTCCCTATATTTTTTACTACTCCAGCGTCGTCAGATATATTAAACTCTAAAACCCAAGAAGTGTTTGAAGCTATTTGAGATATAATTAAATCTTGTTTTAATGATTTAAATTTTGTTCCAGCGAACTCAGCATTTCTTGTCCACAACCCATCGTTAGATTGAAGCGTTATTTCGTTCTTTACGGGATCATTAATAACTATTACGCTATCAGTAGGTGGTTGAACTGTTTCATTTGGCGGAGTTACATCTGGATTCCCAGGAATCACTGGAGCTGGTTTTGGCGGCACAACACCTGGAGTTGGTTTTGGGTTTACTGGTTTTGGATTCGCTGGCTTAGGTTTTGGAGCCGGTGTTGGAGAAGGTGCTGGAGCCACTGGAGCCACTGGCATATTTGGATCTGGTATAGTTGTAAACGTTATACTATCCCACTTACCTGCGTTACCAGACCAAGATTTGCCGGCAGAAGACTTAAGAACATGAGCCCCAATAAAAACACTTATATCTGTGTTATAGGGCAAAACATTTTTAGGCGTAATAGTTATACTGTTGTAATCTAAGAAAGAAACTTCAGAACTAAATATATCTATTTTAGCTAAAGCTTTAGTAGTATTTTTTTTGTAGAAGAAAATAGACCCGCTATTTCTTACCATAGACAAGTCAAATTCTAGCGTTAACTTAACATCTATATTAACTTTTTTATTATCATTTTCTGGGGTTAATGAAGTAACTGAATATGACAAAAACTTTGGTTCAGCAACTACGGGGCCTAATGGGGCGGTAGTTGTAGGTGGCGCAACACCATCTCTTTGATCTGGAAGAGTTGTCTTAGGCACAGGTACCGTCGTGACTGGAATTGTTGTAACAACGGTGCTTGACGGAGATCCGTTAGCTGGAGGTGCAGTAGTGGATGGCGTAATCACCGTTGTCGTCGTGACGCCATTGGCTACAATGGTTGTTGTAGTTTGAGTGCCATCTGGGGTTACTGTTGTAGATGTACTTGGAGTGTATGGTGGTAGCACTGGGATTTTTGGTGGGAAAACAATAGTCGTAGTAGTTATCGATCCATTTGGGTTCGTGACTGTAGTTGTTGTAGATTGTTGTGCTGGCAAAGTTGTTGTAGTAGTTGCCCTAGGTGTTGTTGTGCTTGTTGTAGTGGTTGCTATTGGTCTTGGTGCTCCAATGCCAGCTGCTCCAGCTCCAGGCCTTGCGCCCGGTGCTGCTGGGATATACTTGGTCACAGTGGTTGTAGATGATGGCAACGAAGTAGTAGTTGTTCCGATTTGGACTGTAGTTGGAGTTGTCGAAGAAGTAGGTGGAATAGTGATAGGTGCAGTAGGTATTTGGGTAATTAAACCATCTACAATATCAACATAATTTGGTGGATGTATACCATCGCCAGGAGCGTTAAAATCTCCAACAAATATAAATCCATACTTTTTGCAAAGCATTTCTAATTTAAGATTAAAATATGTTCCAGGATATCTATCATTCAATTGTTTAGATATTCCCATAACATAAACTAAAGTAATCTTTTTTCTATCTGTGTAAACTTTTATTTGATCAAATTGCGTTTTTGCTTGGTTTAATGCACCAGCAACATCGCTAGCTTTTTTTATATTATTTGATGCCCCAGTAGACAGCCATAATATCCTGTTGTTTAACTGTTTGTCTTTTTGATCAATATATCGAAGAACGTTGCTTATTCTGCGTTCAACGTTGTACATGTTGTCACCAACTTTATGGTGATACCCGTCCCAAGCACAAAAAGTACTGTTTAAATCCCCAGGAAACAAGGTTTCATCTTCACAAGCAGAAGGATTGTTTAGAAAAACGTTTGGCACAACTTGTGAAGTTTCCACTCCTGGATTCAAAGAATCATATCTATCAGATAATCCTACTGCAATACTGTCACCAATTATAATTGGTACCTTATTGGTTATCGTTGTTACATTTGATGGGGTGATTGTTGTTGTTGGGGACAGACCATCTCTTTGATCTGGGAAAACTATTTTAGGAACAACAGTTGTAGTAGTAGACTTTGACGGGACAGTTGTTGTCGTTGACTTCTTGGGTATAGTTGTTGTTGTAGTTGCTTTAGGTATTGTTGTGCTAGTTGTAGATGTGGTCGAAGAACCTTGGTTTGGTGCAGTTATAGGAACAGGTGGCAGTGAAGGAAGCAAAGTTGTAGATGTGGAAGGCACAGTTTTTGAGGTGCCAACGACGACTGGTTTTAAAGGATTTTTTGATAATTGGTTGATAATAGCTGAATCAGTTGTTATTCCGCCCCAATTTGAACGTAAATCAATAATTATATCTGCTGGTTCTAAAGTTTCATAAGTTAATCTAACAGGAACAAGTATAAAAGCTAAACCCCAATATTCACTTTTTTCTTGATTTTTTAAAACATCTTGCCATTCACTATATGTTATGTTCCTCATGCCGAGTGCCCAGTTTGAAGCTGCTTTTCCATCTAAAGTTGGGAATCCTTTTGGCCAAGATTTAACATCAAAATATACTTCATCCGACCCAGTACCAAGAAGAAAATGATTTTTGCCCTCTGGGGTTAATTCAACATAACCGTAAACTCCTCTATTTAATCTTTTATTATTTATCCTTTTCCAATGGCCGTTAGTCAAACAATATTTGGCCCATTCAAGACTAAATGTCTCAGATTTTCCTCTAACCATATAATCATAAAGATTAGAATTAGAAGAACGAGATATTGTAAATTCGTCTATTTCTATTTGGTTTTCTTGAGTTAGACTACCTTGTCTCTCAATTGTTTTCAATAAGTGAATAAATTTCTGTTGTGTATCTTTTGATATTTCTTGTCTAAAATAAACACTATTATAGTATGTAGTAATCAATGGATTATTTGGTGAATGATCTATTGGCAAAGGTATTGACGGAACGTACCTATTAAAAGCAGAGTAATTAAAAGAGTCTTTAACTTTGACTGGTAAGTTTTTGCCTTGCGCATCTTTTTCTCCCACAATAGCATTAAGGTATGCGGAGTTGTTTAAGCCAAAATTTGTTGTTTTTTGATCCCCCCAAATAGCATAGTTCACATCCCTATAGACTTCCGTCCCCTTTCTTATGTAGCCTATTTCTTTTTTTGATGTTACCTTCCCACTTACTAATGGAAACTGATTTCTAACAAAATTAAAAATACTTACAGCTGCTTTTACTGTGCCAATTGGATTTTTTGCAACAGTATAAGTTGTAAGACCTAATGTTACTGCTCCAGCAATAGGGGCGCCAACTGGGTTTGTCGACCCTATAGCGATCCAACCAGCAACAATTGATCCAGCAGCTAATCTCCCTTCTACAACATTTAATTCCCCCAACTCTCCAAAATCAGTACTTGGAACATATGTTTCATCGTAATATGTTAACTGATTTTTTCTAGTGTGGGTAAATGATATTTGATATCCTCTAGCACAATGAAAGCCAAGTTTTTTTAATACATCTGCTAACTTGGCGCCAGCGCCTTCTCCAGCTCCTCCGTTTAATACTAAAATTTTTAAACCTTTTTCATTAACTGCTGCTCCAAAGCCAGAAGGAAGATTCACGCCAAAAGATCCAGACTGCCAAGGCGACCCACTATACACCGAGGTGTTAGTGGAAATATCCACCTTTGGTTCTACGTCTGGTACAATAACCCATTTGCCTTTATTGCCAGTATTGTAACCAGCAGGATACGTAATTTTTCCTGTTTCTGGATTAACAACAGGCTCGGGTTCTGGCATCCATATCTGTTTTTGCCCAGGACCAGGTGCACCTGCTGGTAGCTTATTCACCGGCGCGGGTTTAAACGCATCGACTTCTTGGATTGTTCTATCCTTGTACTTAATAGGCTTTGACGTGCCCGCAGAATAAACTAATATATTTTGGAAATCCGGCTCAGTTGTTGGTACATCGCTACACCAGCTCCAGCCATAGTCTTGCCCATTGGTTTTAATAAAATTTATTATTTTATCATTATTATTTTTTATTTTGATACAAAGACCAGTGCCAAAAATATTAAAACCAGGCAGCGGGTTGTAGGATGTTATGGTTGTTGGATACCATTTTACGCCCGCATAAGTTCTACCATTTTTTACTTCTAAGATGCTAGAAGTTTTAGAAACATTAGTTGGGGTCTTACTGTTTTTTGTTTTAAACTCCTGCTCTTGAATAACTAAAGTTTTGTACACAGTTGCATATTGTATTGTTATGCCTTGTTTTTTTGCAGCGGCAACCATGCCTTCGAGAGTCCATGCCGGGGCAAAAGGAAGCTTAATAGATGGCTTATAAAAATATTTTTCTGGCAGAGTTCCGTTATAAGCACCATAACTTTTACCGCTAGAAGTATAAAGGTATTTTAGCAATTCACCAAAATATAAAGCCTTTGGTTTTCCGGGCCGCAACCCACGCGGGATATTCCGACGAACTTGTTGTTGAGGGTATAGGTAAAGCATAATACGTACCCCCCCACCTGCTGGTCCCACCAGGCAGGTTATATTCAAGCGGTTGCTTTGGCAAACTATTTACATCTACTCTTGTTACGCCCATAGAAAATAAACCTTAATTTAATAGCTTAGATACACTAATAGTAACTAACAGAAGCTTATGCTATCTAAAAATTCTTACGAACCCAATCAGGATACGTATCGTCTACCTCATAGTATTTTAGTGGGAACCTATCAAATGGATCCATGCCCTCGCTTATTCTACGAAGTATCTCTTTATCATCTTTAAATTCTTCTAAATTGTATTCAGTATGAGCAAAAGATTCTATCTTATTTTTTATGTTTTCAATGTCTGTGAAAAAAGAGAAATGCCATCCAGCATCAGGTATTGTATACCAGGTTCCAGCTCTCAACTCTTGGCAAGATTGAGCCTCTAAATCTTTAAATCTAGCAGCAATTGGTCTAGCCCCCTGATTGCAATGTTCCGGAACTTGCCAGTTATAATTCCAAAAATATTGTTTAACATCCAATCTAGCCGGAGTTTCAACTAGCTTTAATTGATTAATAATATTTGAGCTGATTATTTCATCCGCATCAGAAATGATTACAATATCATCTGGTTCCGCTTTATCTAGACCAAAGCGAATAGCGTTGCGTTGATAATGCTCTCTCTCCCAAGGGGACTTAACAGTGGAAAGATCTGGAGAATTGAAATGTATTTTAATTCTAATTATTTTATCTTCCCATTTTTTAGCCCAATCAGGCAGTTGGTCAAGGTAAAATGGTTTTTCTTTTCCGGTAAATGTTTCGGATGCTTCAACTATAACAAAGTGGTCAACAATATCACCCAGTTCTTCAAGTCTTACGCGCAGCATTTCGTGTTCATTGAAGTACGTAAAGCAATCAAACATTTTCATATACGCAAACATCCTCATTTTTAAATAGTGAATATCTTTTAATTTCTTTTTCGATCTGTATGTCTGGCATCAGTTTTGTCGCAAGGTGTGAAGCCCAAGTCCCAGGATTGACTACAAAAGCAAACCCCCCTGGTTTTAAAACTCTTTTGATTTCTTCAGCTACCTGTTTATAATCATTATTGAATACTTCTGGATCATAACCAATAGAGATGAACAGATCAAGACAGCCATCAGAAAAAAACATTTGATTAATACCAGCTGGCCAATAGTAGTTATTCTCGTTGTCTTCTAATGGTGGTTGGAATGAACTCCATAATCTTAATGCGCCAATTCCATGCTCATTAGTATATAGAGTATCTGATAAACCAGTGTCTCCTTGATAGCAAACGGTAAAAGAATTATTTTTAAATACATCCCTTATTATGTGTGCTACATGATTCCAATTCATTTATTTGACAGGCTTAACAGCGTCTACTTTAAGCCAACCCCATTCGTCTCCACGTTTAACATCTAATATTTCAAAACCCATTCTCTCAAAATCGTCTTGGAGCATTCTATGAGTTAAGCCCACAAAGTGAAAATCAAAAGGATTCAGTTGTTCAGCAAAAAAGATCTGTTGCATTCTTCTATCGCCATCAAGGGAGTCCATTTCAAGTATTTGGTTACACGCCAATAAAAAGTCTGGAACTTCAATTCTAATCATTCCACCAGGCTTAACTATTCTGCACCATTCAGCCAAAACAGCTTGGTATTCTTTCCAGGGGAAATGCTCAAGACACTCTGAGTTATAAACTATATCTGCAAAATTATCTGGAAGATTGATTTTTCTAGCGTCGCAGACTACGTCAACTGGGACATAGGTCTTGTTAACATGGTCATACAATGGTGTTGGGTCTATGTCAATGTGGATCCAGTCTGGACCAAGATATGTTCTAGTACCAATTACAACTTTTGTGCCCGCACCCTTAGGTATTGTCTCTAGTCTCATTTAAATTATTCTTCCTCTATATAAGTGTTGCCAACGTGGAACTTTTATTAAATCTACTTCTCTACCCAAAGCTGATACATAGACTGTCTCAGGGTTATCGTTTATCCCTCTAAGCTCTGGTTGTTGCTGATACCATTCTTCCAAGTATATCGCATTCCAGTCTTCAAATCTAGTTACATTTGGACTATGGTAGGTTACATGGGGCCCAACATAATACTTATTCCATTTATTAACCCAATTAATCACACCTTGATTAATTCTTTCTTGTGCTTCAGGATTACGCGTACTTGTTGCATCATGAGCAACTAAAACTGTTGGGTCAGCTACTATTCTCCAGCCACCTAATCTTATTCTTGTCTGAAAATCAACTTCTTCTTGATGACCAATTTCTGTATCAAATCCACCAATCTCTTTATATCTTTGACGATTTAAAATCCAACAAAAACCAACACCCCATAATATTTCTAAATATCTTGGACGTTGCATAGGATACGCCCCTCCATTCGGAAACGCCATTGCAACTTCGTGGTTACCTTCAAGATAAGAGGCTAATTTTAGATCCCATCCTGGAGTCATAATATAGGCGTCATTATCTATATAGCCTACGTTATTAGTTTCTGCCCACTCAAGAATATGATTAACAGCACCAGTATATCTTACGTTTTTAGTTAATTGTTTAATAACAACTCTTGGATCTTCCGCAGCGTGTTTTTGGGCGACCTTTATTGTTTCTGGATCTTCTGAGGCGTTCTCTAACACTAAGAGTCTCCAATCACAATGAGTGTTCTGCCTAAAAGCAGTTATAGACCTATCTAATTTGTCCGGATTATTATAGCTAGATACTCCAAAATCAATTCTCACGGCTTTGTCCACCACTGCTTATTTTCGTGCAAAACAAAACCAATGCTTTGCAATAGTGGAAACCACTCTGTTTCATATTTATTATTTACAGCCAAGTGCATGGGTATAGAGTTTCCGTGTTCAATATCTCCAATCGCAAATCCATTTTGTGCAATAAACACGCCGCCTTTCTTAAGGGTGTCATAAACAGCTTTTGCCCATTCTTCAACATTTACAACATGTTCAAAGAAATCTAATGCAACTACCGCATCAAACGCTCTATTGCCAAGTTTAGGTTCAAAGCTGCTAGTGAATAATGTGTTGATAACAAGTTTTTCTTCAAGACTAAATCTATACTGCGCAAAGTTGGCCGTTTTGCCACCTTCCAAATCGTGGTAAGTTGCTTCTAAACCTTCTTCGGCCAACCTTATGCTCAAAGAGCCTATTCCGTCACCAAGTGAAAGAACCTTGTTTTTGCCCGAATGTCTCAAACCAAGGGCTATGCCTTCGCACATGCCAGAATAGTTAAAACCTTGGTCTAGATGATAAGCTGATAATTCCCAAATATACGCATCTGTATTCCTATACCAATTTAGGAGAGAATCAGCGTTATCTACATTTGTTCTAGCATCATTAAAGTCATTTGCTACCTCATGATGGTTGTAATGAAAACCTTTTTCCAATCTTTGTTTAGCGTAACCTTCAGGTACTTTTAAAAATTCTGATATTTCTCTTGCACGCTTATCTACACTCATTTGCTCTCCATCGTTGATCGGACACAATTAAATTGTATCATCTTTTATTTTAATTTTTCTATATAGGTAAAAATTGGAAAAAAATTTTTAAGGCCAAATTGGTTTTTGACTTTTTTCTAATAGCCGGAAAAAGTAGTTGTAATAATTCTACCATCTCTTTGATCAATTGGTGGTAATTCTTTTCTTACTAAAACTCTTTGTACCCACCTATCAGTCCCATCATATCTTGCCTGAAAAGGCTTTCTGCCATGAATTGTTTTTCTATTATCTATGACTAATAGGTCACCTGTTTTTAAAACTATTTCTTTTATGCTTTTTTGGATTGCAAGTTCAAGTTCTTCAAGAACCAATCTAGCCAGATAATCATTTGGCTTCATAACAGTTGCATCGTAAGTAAAAGTTAACATGCCATCAGCTTCTCCAATTATAGAAGTAGGTATCTGCTGGTCTTCTTCCCCATTTGTCCTAAAGCTAAGATCTATTCCTGTTGTAAACATTTTTGACTTCAGTATGTTTTTAGTTTCTGGGCTAATATGTTTGAGTATGTCAGATAAATTGGCATATGTGGTTACTGCCTGAGGATCCCCCCTAAGGCAAAACAAAACTACGTAATCTGGTTTGTAAGGATGGAATGCGGTTTCTGTATGAAGAGCTAATTCAGTTTTAGATGAAGTAGATATCTGCTGATACTCAGTTTTATGAACTGGAACTATGTTCTGTATTATCTGACCGTTTTGTTCCTGAATATAGCCAATCGGATAACCATATTTTTCAGCGTGCCTAAGAAGAACTAGCGTACTTTCTTTGGAACTAGCGTGCTGGGGCGAACTGACGATTGGTGTAGCTGGAGTTGGAGGCACATATCCAACATCTAAATTCTCGTAAAGAAAAATTCCCATAAAATATTTTTAAGACGACAAAACCTTTAATATCAAAAAGAATACTTTGCTCAAATTATCAGGAGCAATACTAAAAACATGTTCTTTTTCAAGGGTTTTAATTGTAACACAATGTACGTCTACTAAATCTCCATTTGAAGTTATAGAAGCTGTAGGTTTAGATATGGAAATATCAGTGATGGTTGGCATAAAGCCATCGAACATACCATTATTTTCCATGCTACATTATAGCACAAATTACTTTTTTTTCTTCGCTGCTCTCATATTGTCTATCAAGTTTGGATAGGGGCGACCAGCAGCTTTTGCAGACGCTTTAGCTGAAGCCTTGGCCTTAGACGAAAGCTTCTTTGGCTTCTTACTTGGACTCGGGCTGTCCCAAACGGCTACTTTTTTTGCAGCCATTACGATATCCTTAGTATGAGGTATATTTGAACTGCGTGAAGAGCGAAGTAAACACAGTTTAACCCCCAGCCCTTAAAAGAATTTTTGTTTATATGCCAGTGCATATCGTGAGGGTTGTGGCCCTGGCCCATATTGGAGGCAGAAGAAGCATGGTTGCATGAATCTCCATTGTCAACGTGATGATTTATATTTGTGCAGTTCATAATTATTTTTTCTTGTTAATCTTTCTAAGAGTTTTAGCAAGGTTTGCCTGCTTGACTGTTAACGGACTGTATTTATCTGGATTCTTGGTAACAGCTGATGCCATTCCGGCTACAGATTTTCCAGCTTTCTTAGCCTTGGCTGTAAAAGCACCGGGTCTTTTAATCGCACCTTGTATCCATTTATCGGTTGATTTTTTTGCTGCCACTTCTGGCCTTTCTTTCTTTTACATATTCACCAGTTTTAAATTTGATATTATCCATTATAACATGGGCAGAAGCGTGGTCGCCAATGTGGCCATCGATCTTATCTTCTATTCTGGTAAGATGATCTTTTACGTAGCCGTGATCTTCTTTGTTTTCTTTTCTACTTTTTTCTAGAAGAGCAACAATAATAACACCGACAACACCAATGAGAGCAACAGTAATCTGCTCCATATCATGCAATTCCAAGCAATTCTTTGACCTTTGGTCCAGCAACTGAATCGGCAGGGAGCTTATTCGCTATTTTAAAAGCTTTTACGGCTGCATCTGTTGCTGCATCTTTTTGACCATTGATTTCACCCTTGTAAAATCCTTTTATCTTAAGTGCTTCCTGAAGCTTCGCTATATCATTGCCACCACCTGCGGCTGGAGCAGCAGAACCTGCTGGTTTTTCCCAGTTGTTCTTTGCCATCCACTCAGCTACTGCTGGAGGAGGTGTATCTCCATTTACATATCTAAGATGCCATGGCTCTGAAGGGACAACTTCCCATGAAAAACCAAACTTCTTTACATTCGCAATCATCCAATTGAGGCGCTTTGGTTCTGATGCATTAGCAATGTCAACCGCCAAGCCGAGATTATGCTGCGACTTACCAGGCGTAGCCAACATAGCCATGCCTTTTTTAAGATACCATGTCTTACCTTCAAAAGTCTTTGTGCTAGTTCCAACTACTGGTTCAAGCTGGTATCTTTGTTTAAAGCCAGCAAGCTGACTCTCATAACTTCTATATGTATCGCCTGCTGATGTAGGCTTAAGCTCAACGCCTTCAGCCTTTGCTGCCTCATCCATTGCATTGTAAGCGGCGGCGGCAAGCCAGTGCATTTTTCCACCAGCTTCAATAGGGCGCAAGAGATGCGCAGGAAGCTTACCAGGCTCAATGCCCTTAAGATCTTTAGGTAGTACTACTGGAACTATATAATCCCAAGCAACTTTACTCATAATTTTTCCTCTCGTACCTTATTGTAAACACAACAACAGGCCAATCAATCAAGACAGACCTGTTGTTGTAATAGTTTAAATACTACTTCTTGCCTTTGCTGGTGCCGATCTTGCCGAGCACTTTGATTGGGCGTTGTGCCATCTTCATCTGACCCGATGTTACCGCTGGCTTTGGCGCTGTTGTACCTTTACCCCCGGTTGCAACATTCTTTAAGGTTGCAGGGTTTTTGACTGGGCGTTGTGCCATCTTCATCTGACCGCTTGAAGCGGTTGGTTCTGGCGCACTAGCACCCTTGCCTTTTGATTTCTTCATAGCCATGATTTATTTCTCCTTAGTTTTTTTGCTAGCTTTTTTTGGGACAGCTTTTTTCGCTGTCCTCTTAACCGGTTCCTGTTTTTCAACAGGCATAACGTTTTGTACGTACTTAGACATAGTAATAATAATCCTTGATTTATTTCATTTCTCTATTTTGAGCTTTTCTTAGGACGATTCTTTTTTCCGTCAAACATTGGGGTAGTCATACCCTTTTGTATCATTCCGGTAACTTTTTGCTTTTTAGAAGCAACAGCTGCTGGGTCTGCTTTTCCACTCTTTTTTTTCATAGCCATAATATTCTCCTATTTTTGTAAATTTATTATTTCTTTTTCTTTTTAGCTATAGCTGCCTGAATAAATGGTGGAAGCTTCTTTTGGGCAGAGGTCATCCCAGCTTTCGCTGCTGGTGCCGGTGCCTTTGTCATCTTCTTTGGTTGCTTTTTCATTGCCATTGTTTTCTCCTATTTTGATTAGTTGTTTTATTTATTAACAATCCCATTTACGCAGAGACAAAGCCTTGCGAGTAGGACGACCTTTGGAATCTTTCATTGGCCCCGGCATACCACCCATGCGAGCGCAAAACGACTTACGTCGAGCTGCCGCCTTTGGTGACTTCTTAGCCTGCTTAGACGACACTGGTGGCTTTAGCGTGCCACCCGTCTGAGCCTTGTATGAGGCGCGTCCCTTAGCGTTCAAACCGCCAGCAGGATTTTTGCCTTCTTTGCGTTGCCAAGCAGCAGATTTAGCCATTATTTTTTCCTCCTACTTTTAGTACTGTTTACCTTTGGAGATTTACGAGGCTTTGGGGCGCTCTTTAACTCCACGCCATATAAAAAATTATTTTGACCCATCCTAGGACCAGCTATATAAATGTTTTTTTTCATAACCATAATTAAATTACCCTTTAAAAGTTTTAACTAAATTTTCAATAGCTATATTTCTTGGCATTGTGTTAGCAATCAATGTGGTTTTTCTAAACCATTTTAAAACGATATTATATCTAGTACCGCTTTTTACGTGATTTACAGCATGTAAGTACATCGCATTTGTTGGGAATGTAACAACCTCTCCAGCCTTTGGCTTTATTGCTAAGTCGTACTCTGGGAACACAATTTCCCCCCCCTCATAGTCATCATTTAAATAGACTAAAGAAGAATAATCAGATAAAAATCTAGGCATGTGCCCGTGCCAGTGTGGGTCTGAATGGTTTATTTCTAAAGATAATTCAGAATTATTATATTCGCTGTCAGAATGCATGGTTTGGAAATCTCCAATAGACCAAATTCTACCCCATATTTGGGGGTCACAAACCAATCTTTGTCCATATTTATACTCAAGTTTATCTTTAACTTGATTAATCAAATTAAATAAAATTGGTTTAACATCTGCAGGCGCGGAGAAGTATGGTACGGTTTTGACCGTCACAGGATCACCGTTTGGGTAATAATCGCAACCTGGGCCATTCGGCATTAGGTCATTTGAAGTATTCGATTGCAGTATGTGTCCCAATAAGACTTGTATGTCACCGGCCGGCAACACGTCATTGTTTACGACAATATTATCTACAGAACCAATTCCCATAGCAATTACTTTTTCTGTCTCTTCTCCAAAGCTTCAGTTATATCGGATAATTTAAATATTATTTTCCAAAGAAAATTACTTAAACTAAAGTATTTTTTACTCATTGTTTTTTTTCTTTGGCTTATCCGATGGAGGTTCTCCTAGAACCTTAACTGGAGCTGCGTTACCTTTAGAAATTTTTCTGAATTTAGCTAAAGACATTTATTTAGCGGACTTTTTTGGACGACCCTTTTTTGCCTGGGCTGAATCTGCTGCACGTGCGGCATCTTCTGGGCGGGGACCAACCTTCTTAGCCTTAGTGGTAGTAGCCTTCTTTGCAGCTTTGGCGACTTCCTTCTTTGCATCTGCGACTATATTCTTAGCAGCATCTTTAGCTATTTCGGCTACAGCATCTGCTTGCTCTACAAGATCGTCAATGATCTTTGCTTGTGCCTTTGCCATAGGACCATCTGCTTGTATTTTTTGTGCTTTAAAAATTGCTTGCTTTATTTTGGTTGCTATTTTCTTAAACATTTTAACCTCTATTTTTGTCTTGTGATGATAATAGTAATATTATATATTATATAATTGTAATTTGCAACTGGCTTTTACTTGTTGCCCTGTTGTGATTCTTTAATTAAAGAATATCTGTCACCAGTTTCTTTGGAAACAACTGAAAACCCGTATGCAGCTGCGTCTTCTATAGCCAATCTAAGACCTTCTTTATCTTCAAAGGACGCGTTCGGCAGCGGTATCGTAACTGCGGCATAGACGTCAATGTTCTCAAAATTGCCAATGTTTATTTTTCTATTTACTCCACAAATAAAGACTGGTGAAGTCGTAATTGCCAAGTCTGCAGATACAGAATTAACTACGTTGTCTATGGGAGAATCAAATGAGGATGATTCTTGAGCACTTTTATTAATCTTAGGCATTATTTTTTATTCCTATTCCGAGGCACTCTAGCGTTGCCACAACTTGTTGTTCTAAACTCATATCATTTGTATCTATAATAGCAGAAGCTATTTGCTTAACTTTTTCTGCTTCCATCTCCGAACTATGTCCAGACTGTTCACTGTTCATTATAGCACCATCTCGTTTTAAAATTCGCTCATCAAGAACTTCTTTATCAGCATCAAAACTAATAACAAATCCGTTAGGCTGCTTGAGAATATTCTTAGCTTCGTTTAAATAACGCACATCAGACACTATAACGCACATAGGGTTAACGTTGTCTTCATCATGATTTTTCAAATAGTTTCTATACATTTTATTTGCTTTTATAATCGCCCAATTTGAAAAACAATTTTCGTCATATTCTCTACAGATATCACCAGCTTTTTGAAGAAATGTTCTAGGCTTATAGCCCTCTTCTTCTATCGGAGTATTGTAAATCTGCTTTACCTTTTCAATAAGAATATCGTAGTGCGGCATGTTGCCTATTGATGACCCGCCATAGACCTCGTATAGAACTTCATGAAGGGAGTAAAGCTTTCTTGATTCTTCATTAAGGCCTACTATGTTTTTCTTTATTGAAGCCATCTCGTAGAGTGGAAGAGCGTAGAAAATATGATCCCAATTTATCCCAAACTTTACAGTTTCCATTGAACCTTTTGGGATTATTGATTCCGCTACAGAAGTTTTTCCACTTCCAGCTTTACCAGATAGGCCAAGTATTATTGGTTGGTCGTTAACAAATTTTTTCATACACTAAGTATAGCAGAAAATTATTGCATTTTTTGATTTCTGATTTCTAATTCATCTAAGAAAGCATTTGCCAGCGCATCGGGTTCCCAAACAAAAGATCTTGGAACCTGGATAACCCTGAAGTTATACTCTGATTTTATTTCTTCGATAGTCATCAATAAAGGTAGCAGCAACTTATTTTTGCATTCCCACTTACCATTTATTTGGTTTGCGACTACAGCTGAATCAGTATAAATAATAGGATCAGCTAAATCAGCCATTGCAGATATTAGTAGACCAGCTATA